TGATACGACTTTATCTTATTCTACCTCATCTGATTTAGCACAAAGCACAGCATTTCAACAATTAACAACAGAGGTAACTTTTCCAATTGCTACAAATGCTGACGAACATTTATGTGGAACACTTCACTTATTTAATCCTAGTAGCACTACTTTTGTTAAACATTTTATTAGTGAAACACTTAATTATTCGTCTACTTATTCAACAAGTAATTTTATTGCTGGATATGGAAATACTACAAGTGCGGTAGATGCAGTACAATTTAAAATGACATCAGGCAACATAGATGCAGGAACAATAACATTATATGGAATTAATTAAGGAGAATATATGCCCTATATAGGAAAACAACCAACAGTAGGAAACTTTCAGGTCTGTGATGCGATATCAGTCGTAAACGGACAGGCAGCCTACACTTTACAAGTAGGAGGCGTAAACGTTGCCCCAGAATCAGCTAATCATATGCTGGTCAGTTTAAATGGTATCCTACAAAAACCAGGATCATCCTTTACAATCTCAGGTAGTACGATGACCTTCGCCTCGAATCTGGCGACAGGGGATGTAATTGACTTCGTTCAAATATTAGGTAATGTGCTCGACATCGGCCAGCCTTCAGACGATACTGTAACCGCTGCTAAGTTAAATAATGATATTATTTCAGGGCAAACAGCTTTAACGAGTAGTCCTGATGATACGGATGAATTATTAATATCAGATGCAGGCACTATAAAAAGAATAGACGTATCACTAGTTGGTGGTAAAAACACTCCAAATTTTTTTTTAAATGCAAGTGCCTCACATGATATTTCAAACGCGACATCAACAGTAGTTCAATATGATACCTCTGTTTATGATACAGATAGTGCTACTGGTTCAAATGGTTTTACAGTTCCATCTGGTAAAGGTGGAAAATATTATATTTTTGCTAGATTAATGGGTCAATTTTTTGATGCTTCTGGAGAGTATGTTGATTTATCTATTTTTGAAGGTTCTACAAAAAAAATAACTCAACGATCTGGTGGCTATAACGCTGGAGGTGATAGAAATATTGCCGAAATAACTGGGGTAGTAAATGTTTCAGCTGGAAGTTTACTTACAGTAAGACTTTATCACACTATGGGTTCAGCTAGAGGTTTTGATACTGATACATTATATACATATTTTGGTGGATTTAAATTAATAGAGTAGGACAAATTATGGCACAATTATACACAAAAGTTAAACTATATTTAGAGGCAAATTCTAAAACTTACGATGCTGAAAAAGATAACATAGTATTACAAAACGATGGGTCTGGAGATTACATTCATACATGGTCAGTAGATGGATTAGCAAAGCCTACAGATGAACAAATAGCATCATACGAAACAGCTGGTAATGCTGCTGAAACAAATGCTGGTATAGATGCAACTAGAAGATCTCAGTATGGATCATGGGAATCTCAAATGGAAATGATCTACAAGGATCAAAAGAACGGCACATCAACATTTAAAGATCATTGTGATAAAGTAAGATCAGACAACCCTAAAGGATAACCCATGTCAATCAATGTATGCAATGACAGATCTATGGCATCCATTACCAGTCTCCCTTCAGGGGTCACTGGTAGTAGCTTAGTATTATTAGAAACACAAACTGCTAGTTCTAGTGCAACAATAAGTTTTACAAGTAATATTGACTCTACTTACAAAGAATATATTTTTAAGTACACTGATATACACCCAGCAAGTGATAATGTAGATTTTCAATTTAACATGAGTACCAATACTGGAAGTAATTACAACGTAACTAAAACTACTACTGGTTTTCAAGCATATCTAAACGAAGGTGACAGTGCTAATGGTTTGGCTTATGAATCTGGTAGAGATTTAGCACAATCTACTGATTTTCAAGGTGTACTTATAGGCGTTGGAAATGAAGCTGACCAATGCTGTGCTGGTCAATTACATTTATTTAATCCTAGCTCTACAACATTTGTAAAACATTTTATATCAAGAGGTAATAATTATAGAGCAGATACTGAATCACAGCAGAGTTATTTTGCTGGGTATGGCAACACAACAAGTGCAGTGGATGCTATTCAATTTAAAATGTCTTCAGGCAATATAGATGCTGGCACTATAAAAATGTATGGAGTTGTGTAATGTCAATTGTAACTTATAACAACAGAAGCATTGCAAATATCTCAGCTATACCTGGGGCAGCTAAATCATTAACACATATTAAAACTTTAACTGCTAGTTCTAGTTCTACATTGTCATTCGTAGATGGAAGTAGTGATGTAGTCTTGGATAGCACATATCCTATTTATGTTTTTAAGTTTATTAATATGCATAGTCAAAACAATTCTGTTGATTTAACATTTAATTTTAGCACAGATGGTGGAAGTAATTATAATGTTACTAAAACAACTACTCATTTTTGGACAGCTAATTATGAAAGTTTAGCTCTTAATTATTTTACTTATGGTGCTAGTCTTGATTTAGCACAAAGTACATCTTTTCAAATAATAACAGATAATGTTGGTAATGAAAATGATGAATCTTCAAGTGGAACTATGACATTATTCAATCCTAGTAGCACAACTTTTGTAAAACACTTTATGACAGATATAAACACTTATGGTCAAGATAATTCATCTTATAGAAATTTAGTAGCTGGTTACGGAAACACTACATCAGCAGTAGATGCTATTCAATTTAAGATGTCATCTGGCAACATAGATGCAGGCACAATAAAACTCTATGGAATAAAGGATAGCTAATGAGCATAGTTACACTTAATGACAGAGGAGTTAGATCGGTTACAACCTTTGGGTCTGCAACTGGATTAGGCAATATGGTTTTTATTAAAAAGTTAACTGCTAGTTCTAGTAGTGATTTAACTTTTCATGATGGCACATCATCTGTAGTTTTTGATTCTACTTATAAAGAATATTTATTTACTTTTAATAATATACATCCAGCTACTGATGGTGCTAATTTTACTTTTCAAGGAAATGCTGCTGGTGGCAGTGGTTTTAATGAAACTATAACAAGCAGTTACTTTAGAGCAGTTCATAATGAAGCAGATAGTGCATCAGGTTTAGCTTATGATGGTGATTTTGACCAAGATCAAGGAACAGCTTTTCAAATGTTATCTCCAAATATAGGTACAGATAATGACCAATCTGTTTCTGGTCAACTAACAATATTTAATCCATCAAGTACAACTTTTGTAAAACATTTTATTTCAAATTCAAACATTTATCAGGCTAGTGATTATTGCACTACTCCATATGTTGCTGGATATTTTAATACAACAAGTGCTATTGATGAAATACAATTTAAAATGAGTTCAGGCAACATAGACGCTGGAGATATTTGCCTTTACGGAATTCTATAATAATGATACATAAATAATAAGGAGAAAACTATGACAAGATATCATAATATAAACGGTAACAAAGTACAGTTTACAGCTGAAGAAGAAGCTGCAAGAGATGCTGAAGAACAAGCGTGGGCAGATGGTGCCCCTGCTAGAGCTTTAGCTGATCTTAGAGCTAAGAGAAATAGACTTCTTGCTGAGACTGATTACTATGCTTTATCTGATGTTACTATGTCAGATGACATGAAAACATACAGACAGAATCTTAGAGATCTGCCTGCAGGTAAAGACACTGTTGCTAAATGTGAAGGTGCTACATGGCCAACTAAACCATAATGGCACGAAAGTTTAAATCGTTTGAAGAAAGACCAAAACCAAAGAAACGACCAAGAGTACATAAGAAATCAAAAAATAAAGATGAAAAGCGTAGCTTCAAAAAATATAATCGACAGGGGAGATAATGGCAACAACTGAAGATACAGTAGCATTACAGAAAGGTGCAATAGCACCAGCTCAAAAAGAACAAACGGGCAGTCAAAAAGCTGTATCGTTAATTGATAGTTTAATTACAAAACCTAGTTTACCTACGGGTACAACTATATCACCACAGCTACAGAATGTAGCAACACAAGAATTATTAGCTACTCCAGGTATATCTGGATCATTAGGTTTTACTGCTCCTAGCACAACTGCTGCGCCTACTATAGCCGCACCAGGAACTATGGCAGGAACACAGGTAGCTGCACCAACTACGGCTACTGCTGCACAGATGACAGCTGCAACTGTAGCTGGACAAACTCCTACAATGACTGCTGCACAAGGAACTGTATCAGCTCCTATGACTGCAGCTCAAGGAACTATTACATCTGATGCTACAGTAAAAGGACAATTAGAAAGTTTACAAACAGAAGTACAGACAGCACTAGCATCTGGTAATCCCCTACCAGTATGGGCTAGAGGTGCTGCAAAAGCTACTGAAGCCGCAATGGCTAATAGAGGACTAAGTGCTAGTTCAATGGCAGCTGAAGCATTAGCTGAAGGTATCATGAACTCTGCTATACCTATAGCTGCACAGGATGCTGCTACATACAAGCAGATGATATTTCAAAACTTGTCTAATAATCAACAGGCAGCTATTACAAATGCACAATCGTATCTTAAAATGGATATGGCTAACTTGTCTAACAGACAACAAGCTAATCTACAAAATATAAATACAAGACAGAATTTTTTATTATCTGACCAAGCTGCAGCCAATGCTGCATTTCAGTTTAATGCTACAAGTCAGAATCAAGTAAATCAATTTTATAGTAAACTATCTACAACAGTTGCAGATCAAAATGCTGCTAGAGTAGATGCTATGAAAAAATTTGCAGAAGCAGAACAAAGTAAAATTAATGCATTAAATGCACAAAATACTATTGCTGTTAATGAAGCTAACGCTAAAAGAGAAGCAACAGTAAAACAATTTAATGCAACACTAGAAAATCAAAGACAACAATTTAATGTTCAAAACCAAAGAACAATTGACCAATCAAATGTTGTATGGAGAAGAGCAGTTAATACAGCTAACACAGCTGCAGTAAATGCTTCTAATCAAACTAACGCACAGAACTTATTAAATCTTTCTAACTGGGGTCTATCGTCAGCATGGCAACAATGGAGAGATGAAGCATCTTGGGTTAATACTTCTTCAGAAAATACACAAAATAGAAATCATAATTTAGCTATGGCAGCTCTTGAAAGATCTACTACTGTAGAGTTACAAGATAAGGCTTCTAAAGATGCTATGTATCAAATGATTGGTAAATTTGGTTTTGATTTATTATCAGGTAAATAGGAGAATAAATGATAGGAGATATAGTTAGAGGAGCAGTATCAGCTGCAGGAGCATGGGCTGGAAATTTAATAGCGGGACCAAAAGGTGCTACAGTAGGTTCAAAATTAGCAACAAGTTTATTTGAAAGAAAAGCAGGAGATGATAGTGGATTTGAACCAATAAGCACAACGGTGCAACCTGCAAGTTATGGTGGTAGAATGGGATTTTCTAGACCAGGAAGAAATAAATCGAATGTAGGTATGGCTAAAACTGAAAATGCAGAAACTATGAATGCTCTTTGGGATGCTAGATTACTAAGATATTATTCATCAGCATACAAAATTAAAAGAACAGTAACATCATTAAAAGCATAAGGAAAAACTATGGACAAATTTAGAGAAGGCGAAGATAACCCATTTGATGCCCCAGTAGCTGGCCAAGGTTTAACTGACGAACCTGGTAACTATCCTTGGGAACATCCACCACAATTCACAGATACAGATGAAGCTGCTGAATTTGTATGGGATAGATTGCATAGACCTGAATTTGCAGAACAAGTATTAGCTATGCTTGATGCAGGTATACCTGTAGAAGCACTAGGTAGAATAATTATATTTAATGGATTTATGGAAGGTAAATGGAATCCAGATGTTGCATTTATAATTGCAGAACCAGTTATGAAAATGATTGCAACTATGGGTTTAACTGCAGGTATAGAAAAAATTAAAATGTCAATGTCAGATATTACTAACAATGAGCAGATACAATCAATTGTTAGAACTAAAGTTAATGCTGAAGAAACTGCAGAAGCTGCAAAGGGTGTTAAACAAGATATTAAAAAAATAGAAAAGAAAGGTTTAATGTCTAAACCTAATCAAGAGGAGATGGAATAATGAGTGCACTTAGAGGAATAGCTACAGGATTTTTACAAGCAAAGATTAGAAACACAGAAGCAAACGATGCATTAAAAGCTAATACATTAATGCGTGTAGGTGAAACTCTTATTGGAGAAACTATACCTAACGCTGTAGCAGCAGAGAAAGTTAGAAGAAATAACTATGATATGTTATCATCTGAGTTTACACCAAATTTTGCTGAAGTTGCAGATAAATCTGGATTTACTTTAAATGATGATACTATGGATGTATTAAGAAAAAAATTAGAAGAAGGTAATTTAGATAAAGAAGCTCTAAAAAATGCTAACTTTGAAACAGATTTTAATACTAGATATAACGCAAGAGTTAAAACAGCAGAAGAAAAATATAATCCTATATTACAAAAAATAGGAATTGATAATCTTGGTGGTCTTGGATTTAATACAGTAGAGGCTTTATTC